CCATTACAGAAGGCACGTTCGCTGCCATGTCTAGCGAAGGCGATAACCCTAGTAATTTACCGTTAATACTAAACGGATTTAAACCAGCAAACTCGGACGCCTCAATCCCAAACATCTCAAGGATCGGGAACTGGTTTTCGCCTAGTGCAGTAGTAAGTGCCTTCTGCACCAACTCGTTGCCAGGGTAAGCGAAGTACATATCGCCTTGATCGTTTTCAAAAGTGAAACCATTCTCGCCCAACAGGTTGTAAACTAGTGCGCCCTTCCACACAGACTCTGGGCTTTTAGTTACTGTGCGCTGCACGCGACGATAAAAGTCTTCGGTAGCGCGGTAGTACCTGCTAAAGTTGCGAACCTTCCACGCCAGATTAGATCGATTAGCGGGGTTGTCAATGTAACTAATTGTTAGGTTGTACGCAGTATCCATTGACTGTTGCGCGTACATCTTGTTAGCCAACTCAATGTCTGCATCTGTGACAGGTGCGTCGTCCCCTCGCCGCTTAGCCAGTGCCGCAGCAAACTGTTGGCGAGCCTGACCAGTCTTCTCAAACTGATCCAAGTAGTTAGCGATAAACATTGGCGAACGAGAAATGCGAGCGTTCTGTCGGCCCATCCACCCGAAAGCACGATCCCAAAACAGTTGAGTCTCGTGAGTGGGGAACGGCACCAAAGGCTCCTGAATAGTTTGCCGACCAAAAATGTAATCCGGTCGATCCTTCACCTTAATATCGGCAAGCATCTCCTTGCTGACTGCTGCCTTCTGCACAGTGTCGCCAGCATCGTTGACGACCTCATCCCAGAAAGTAGCAAACTCGTTGCCCTCGTCATCCACGCGCATGAAAATGTCACGCACTTTCTGGTTGACCGTTCCATCCTGCTTTGTGAAGTGCTGGAACACGTTCTCAAAATAGTCGTCAGCGAACTGATCAATGTCAGCGTCGCTACGAATCCGACTGAATCGCTCCCTGTACTTCCACGTTTCATCCTCGCGGATAATGCGTGCAATCTCAGCCTTAGCCGCTGCCGGATCATTCAGTAACCGAACCGCAGCCTCGCCTATGGGTCCGTCACCGTCAAGCGTTTCCTGCAAGTTACGGAACCAAAAACCAAAACCGTAGAATGTTTCACTGCCATCTTTTGTTGTCTTAGGTGCAACGTTTGTGTAGGCACCAAACCGAACTGGCGTGAGTTCGCCGTATACGATTCCCGGGAGACCTTCTGTGGCACCTAACTCGCGGCTTGCGTAAATAGGGTACCCACCTGAGTTAAGGTACGCGCCAGCCTCACTAATCTCGTCAAGAAGAGAAATGCCATGCGTTGAATCAGCAAGATACTTGAATGCTAATCTGTTCGACTCGCTCGTAAGATTAGTGCGTACCCCAAAAACTTTCTGCGACCCAAGCGCCTCAACAGCAAGTTGCGCAAAACTTGATGAATCACCCTGAGCCAAAGCCAAACCAGCAGCCTTCAAAGCCTCAGGATCTGCCTGCTTGAAAACCATTTCAGCCATCCACTCAGGATAGCCCTTGTGTTTCATCCAGCGAGAAACCCATTCAGCCTTATTAGCAACCATGCCAAGGCTGGTCTGAAGTTCAATCTGACCCGTCGTCGGGTCCACTTTCAAACGTGGACGCGACTTTCGAATCGCCTGGTCAAGACGTCGGCCACGGTACAACTGCTGCAAACCGCCACCGAGCAGCCAATACAAGCCGACTTCTTCAATAGCGTTACGCATGGAAAAACGAAGTCCGTACAAAGTCCCAACAGACCAAGCGTTAGTTATCTGCTCAAGACCCTTGCCAGTTTTTATGCGTAAAGGATTCCGTAGTTCTTCAAACTCACGAAGATTAGGGAGGCGAACATTCTCTACAGTCTGACCTAAATGCAGCGCATGCTGCACACCGTCAGAGTCGGCAGAAAGGCTACGGCGAGTTTGGGAATCAATCTGCATCTCAAAGTCAGCATCAAACTCATCCATTGCCGCCTTGAGTTCGTCTTCGTCTAACCCTTGCTTCTTAAGACGTGCCCTTTCCGCTGCTCTACGGGCCTTGTGGTCAGCAACCATCGCTGCTTTTTCCGAAGGCCGTACACCGGCAGGAACCCAAACACCGTAGGCTTCGCCATCCATTGTTCCCGTCACCAAAGACCGAGCCTCTGGTGACAATTCACGAACAATATGGTCGCCCTCTTGCCGAGTAATAGTTAAGCCACGGCTCGCTGCTGCGCTACGCACCAAACCAGAAAGCAACAACCGCCGAGTACCTATGTCACCTCGCCGGAAAGCATCAGCAATAATCTCTGAGGTTCGCTTCGGCAAAAACTGACGGGCGTAACGGTAAACCTGCTGTGCGTCAGCAGCACTATTCAAGCCAATAACAACTCCCGTTGCCAAGGACGCGAACTGTCGGTTAAACGAGTCAAAGATGCCAGCCGTGGTACCAAACTTGTACTCGCGGTTAGCGTGACCAAACGCCACAGCGTTATCGCTCAAAGACTGAGCAAAAAGACCCGGCTCCCCCGCGTCCTGCAAATGCTCATCAACAATCTTAGCGGCCCTAGAATACTTACTTGTCGCAAGAGCGAACTGGTTCACCATTGCCATGCGAGCCGACCGGATCAGCGACATGCGAGGAATGGTCACATCCCGCCGCTTAGTGGTGCTAGCGATTTGACCGCTGACAGACTTCAGCCCAGCCTGCTCTTTTTCCAACTGCTTTATCTTGCGCGTTGCATCATCAACTTCGCGCAACTTTGCAAGAGCCTCAGCCTGGTCATCCATCAACTGTGCATCAAGTGCCGCCTGACGCAGAATTTCACGATTAGCGGACTCAACAGCGATACGGTCAGCAATCTCACCCGTTGTAACCGTGTAAGCATTATTTAAATCGTCAATAGTGCCAGCGATTGACTCAGGGGTGAAGTTTCCATCTGGGCCACGGTACGGGCTAGTGCGGATATCTTCAATCAAATCTTCAGGCATCTCGTCGTATTGACGAGTCATGCGGTTTCGGATGCCAGATGCAGCAACCGCATCACCAGCGGCTTCTGCCGCATCCAAGTCATTTAAGTCGTTAGCAAACGCATTCCAGTAACGGTAAGTAGGCGTTGAAACCTCAAGTGTACCAAGGCGCATCTTGCGAATGACATCGGCTGCTTTAGCACCCGGAGCAAGACGAGAAATGCTGTACTTCATAACCTGACCGATACGCACAGCCTTTGCGCCAACAAGAGTCGGGTCCAAAATTAGCGAAGCGACCATCGATGTAGCATCAAGCATGGTTTCGCGTGCTTTAGAACCACGAGCAGGATCAAAAGGTACGTCTTCAGCGGCACCACCTAGCACCATTCCCGTGCCGCCAAGGTGTGCAGAATTGATCTGCCGCATTAGTTCTTGCGAGTTGCCGTCAGCCTTGTTGTAAATCAGGTCACGGATGTACGGCAAAGCAAGTTCATTGCCTGCGTACTTGTCAACCAGTGTAGAAATAATCGGATCTGGTGTACCCATGACGGTCGCCCGGTGAATATCCAGCATGACCTGGACCTGTATCGGGGTGTACTCACCAGAGTCCTTAATTTCCTGTATGTAATCTTGATTGTACTGGCCCTTACGGGTGGCGTAGTACGCATTAGGGCTAACCACTCCAGCATAAAAATCGACAAGAGTTTTAGCCCCGACGACATCTATGCCGTCACTATTGATATCCGTGTTGTATTGACCCGCACGAAGAGCATTCATGACAGCATCGCTCGCAAGAACAAACGGCTCAATCAAAACACCAAAAGCCTGAATCGCTTTATCCGCAGCCTTCTGCACAATGTTTGGATCAGAAAAAGCATCAGCAGCAGCCGTTTCAATCTTCGCTGCAACAACATCAGGCAAGACCGAGGCTAAAATCGGATCGGCTTCCTGCAAAGTAAGATAAACGTTGCGGATATCCGTCTGCGATCCAACCTCACTCGCAGCGATAACCTTATCAGCGGCATCATTCAAAACACCAAAATTGATGATCTGCGCCAACTCATCGGGCGTAACATCAATGCCGTCCTCTTTAAGCATGTCAAGCAGCATGTTGACAGACTTGTACCCATCAAACCCGTCAGGTATCTTGCGACGCATCTCTTCACGACGCAACAACTGCTCAGCCTGCTGAACAAAAAAACTACGAGGCTTCGGCTGAACGTAACTTAGCCCTGTACCATCTGGACTAAACGATGGCGCAGCAACCAAACCCTGCACTTCTGGAAGCGGAGCCACCTCAGGGGCACGTTCACTTGCACGCCTAAGTTCACGGTACGTGTCAGAAACATCTAAACGTCGCGCTTCCTCGCGCCTGCGTGCTGCTTCGGGACCGAAATCGAACCTAGGTTCAAGGTCAACGACTTGATCACCAAATCCCATGTTGTCTTCAGTATCAACATCGGTGTTAGTTCTACGGCGATTAGGTGGTTCGCCTACCTCGTAAGGAACGCTCACACGCCACGCCGATACAGCACATCACTAATGGCTTTCAAAGTTGGGTCACCTGTGCGCTCGTACAAGTTTTGCACTGTACTTAACATAGAGGTCATTCTTTTTGACTGCGCTGAAACAGGAGCGGGACCTGCACCAGGGCCAAAAGGTGCGCCAGCAGTCACAGGCTCATCCGGTCGCTGCGTAGGCGACATGAGAGGAGCCATGCGTTGCGCTGCACGCTGAGTCGCACGACCAGCGCCACCACGGCGAGTAGCGCGAGCAGTAGCCTGCCCAGACGCACTCATCGGAGCAGCCGACTGCATCTCCTCAAGTTCCTGATTCTCACCATACGGCATACCAGACACGTCAGACATGACCTGCTGCGGACCACCATCCGTGCGCTGAGACAAACTACCCGGCCCCGACACTGGTGCAGGATTTTGTGGACGACGCATACCGCCTCGTTGTTCAGCCATCCTCATCCTCCACATAAACAATTCTAGGTTCAATTAGTTCAGAGCCAGGAGTGGGACCATACTCGTCCTCATCTTCCTCTGGATCACCCAAATGCCCATACTCATGTAACGTGTACAAAGACTGGTCAAACAACTCTTTCATTCGACCAACCATGTCGTCGGCAATATCAGGTGACCAGGCAACACCTTGAGCAACGATACCCAAGTGCAAATCAAGGTAGGCAAGATGAACGCTCATGTCGCGCATTGGAACTTTCACTTTCTTGCCTCCCTAATTTGTTACTAGCCCTTACCCTTGGTTCCCTTGGTGTGCATACCAAACTTGATCTTGTCCATGTCGCTGGACTTGCTTCCACTCTTGTCGTGGATCGGAGCCGCGACCGGGGCTGTACCGTGTCCACCCTTGTTAGGCTGTGGCATTATCTTCTCCCTTTACCATCGTTCTTTGTTGGCCCAATAGGCCGCTGACATTTTTCCTTTAGCGATGTTTTTTCCGTGACGCGATTTAAAGTCTTTACGTTTTTGTTTCATTTCAGCGGATTCGCCTTTTTTGGGTTTACCCGCTGTCTTTGCGCCTTGCTCACCAAATCGAATTGTTTTAACTTTGTTGCCTTCTTTGGCTACGACAACTCCCCACTTTGTGGGATGATTAGGTGTGCGCTTCGGTTTGTTATAGCCAGAAACACCAGCACGCTCAAGGCGCGAATCTTTCTTGGCGGGCATTACATCGGCTTATTCGGCTTGTTCTTCTTCTTCTCCTCAGCCATAGCCTTAGACAAAGAATCAGCCTTCTTCTTCTCCCGCATCTTCGCTACTTTCGTGGCGCGAGCGGTGCGACGCTTCTGGTTCGGCGGCTCGCCCTTCTTACCCTGGTTGCCGTCCTTGTAGGTGCGCTTAGGGGCTGCTTTCTTAGCAGTAGACTTTTTCTTCGCAGGCATTACTTCTTCTTCCTTTTGACGGCAGCATTATCAACGAGATTCGGGTAAGGCCGACCGGCCTTCTTAGCGCGAGCCTTAGCAGCAGACTTCTGTGCAGGAGTCAACGGCGTAGACTTCTTCTTGGGATTCTTCTTATCCCAAAACTGTTTACGGGCGGCGGCCATTCTCAGGTGCCTTCTCAATCTTAATGTTCGGCATCTTAGATGAATCCTCAGGATGAGCGCCATCGCCACCCATCTTCTGATCCATGTCAGACCAGCATCCACAACTAACGCACATACATACTCCTAGATTGGTAGACGGCGGCTAACACCAGCCGACAAGTTCGGTTCCCCACCAGCCCCCAGGCTTGCCATCAGCATCTGTAGGTCAGGGCGACCGCCGGGGGACATGCCAGCCTGACCCGGTGCAACACCACGAAGTAGACCCGTAGCCTCGCTGATTCCTTCCAGATCCTGCCCAGCACCACCAGGGGGAGCCTCACCGGGGGAACCGACCATCCCTGCGGTTTCCTCACCCGTTGGCTCAACCCCTGGTGGTGTGGGGATTTCCTCAGGCGCGAAAGCCTCCGACACAATCTCTTCTATTGGCCTACCCTTTTGTCGCCCGAGAATAATTTCTGATAAGCGTGACAGAACTTGACCGGGGTCTATTCCAGACTGTGCCAGCACTGGCACGGCTTGTGCATACCCCGCTACTGCTTGCTTCAGCGAATCGCGCATCTCTTCGATATCGACTTGCTGCTCTTCTTCGGTAGCGTTTAAGGCGAACGGCATTTGCCGCCTAAGGAAGTCGCGGCTGATCAAACGATCACCACGAGCCTGCAACCCAAACACGAGCGCACGGTTCGGGTCCAATCCAGCCATAAGGCCGTACTGCACATCTACGGTGTAGTCGCCTTTAATGTCGCGCTCAGGGCGGTACTTGATTTCGTAAGGTGTGCCATCGGCATTTCCGCGTAGCGTTTTGGTTTCGGAGCCGAACAGCATCTCGTCAACCATGAATGCCTTGCGTACAAGGTTCTGGAATGTCTTGGCGAACATCGCCTGACCAGTGCGAATCTGGGTGTCGAACCCTGACATGAGGGCTTGCACGCCTCGCCCGGTCACAATAGATCCCTCAACCTCGCCAGTGCGAGCGTCGGGGTAGCGTGAACCTTGACGCAATTCTTGATCCAAAATGCCCTGCTGCGCGAACGCGGACGACGGAACCTCAATCGGTACACGCCGAACCCGATCGCCGTTGGCTGTGCGGATCACACTATCCGGCCCAAGCGCAAGTTCTTGCGCGTCAGGCGGCAAAACAATTGGGGCTTGTACCGACTTCTGTGCCGCTTCCAGGCTCAACAGTGCAAAGCGAGCCTTAGCAACCTGCACTGCGAGAACATCATCGAACTGACCGTGTGACTCGTCATCTAGACCGGGGCGCTGCGTCCACTCCACGAGGCATTCGCCCACAGGGTTCTTGACGCTCTCCAAAACCACGCCCTGGCGAGTAGGCAGGAACAGCATATCCACCTTGGAATCGTGGTAGCGAACAACCTCAATCAGTTCGTTGCCCATAGATGATTCGCGGATAGCACCTTCGGCTGCCGGATACATGGCGACCAGTTCGTCGCGGGTCTTGTAGAATGAGAAGTATGCTGCATCTATCTGACCCCAGCGGTTGAACACCGGGTATGCGCCGATTGAATCCATGAACGTGATGCGTGGCATCTGGTTCTTAGCGTCAATCTCTACGATGGCAGGCACGAAACCGTAAGTGAAGTAACGGTCGGCGGCTGTGTACATTTGACGCTGTATGTCACTGTAATCTAGGTAGCCGTTAACGATACGGGTGCGCTTCTCAGCGAACTCTCGCGCAGTGTCCGACACCATCTTGGCACTGGCGCAGTTGAATGCGGGTAGCGGAGCCATGACTTCAGATAGGTCACGGGCTGCAACGTCCACCATGTTAGCGACAATGCCACGGTCAAACGGTCCCTCAGGGAACAGATCGGGGTACACATCGCGCATGCGTCCCTGCCGAACGGCGAGAACGTTCTGCATGCGCTGGTCCCGCTCACCCCACCGGGCCTTCATGCGGTCATAGTGAGACTTGATTGCACGCAGCGAGGACGTATCGCCGTCGTTACTGCTGAAATTCAAGTCGTCATAGATGCTGCTCAAAAATCCTCCTACGCCCCGATGGGCTTCCAAGCCCCTGATGCCTCCGCTTCAAGGAGGCTGACGGTCGTTTGCTGACTCTTATCCCACGGGGTCAGGAAACTGTTGTTGACATGGGACCGCGTGTAGTTGCTTGCCAGGGTTACACGATCCCTGCATGCAAGTTCCGCGAACCACAGTGCCATCACAATGTCGGTTTTCTGGTTCTTTGGTGCGCCAGGATGCCAAGTGACCAGTTGCTCTATCAGTTGCTTGGCGCTTTCTTGACCGTGCGTAGACGGCAACTCAATCATTTCGTAGCCATCTTCCCAACCATTCCACAAGATCGTCATAGAAGCCACGCCGAAATCAGCGTCGTGCTTGTTTTGACCAGTGAAATGTGGCTTGATGACACTGCCACGGGAAGAACAATACTCGTTCAACTCCCTGTCATGCACCAAGAAGCCCTGGAATCCGTTCTTCTCAATGCGCCATTCAGATATGTTGTACCTATCCGTCCAGCCTTTAATCATTTCCCGCATCGCTTCGGGGGTCACACCAGGCTTATTGTAGATATCTAGCACATAACGTTTCTGTGTTTTAATATCTAGCCCTATAACGACGGCGGCAGTGTGCCCAGCGGTAGCCGGGTCAAGGCCAGCGACAATAACTAGCCCTTCCATGCCCTGCGGTCGGCAATTAACCATACCCTTAGGTATCGGGCCAGCCATACGGTTACCGTTAATGCTCGCTTTGATCGCGTCACTATTGAAAATAGCGTCGTCAGATACTTGCTGCTGCTGGTACACCATAGCCCACGCACGCGGTGACACCCTACGGCGCTTCTGAAACAACCTAGGCCCATCCCATTTAGGGTACAAGCCGTTCTCGTCAGCCTCCTGGGTGTCTGCTTTAGACCCCGGCTCCGGCTGATTAGACTTAGGCCAAAGAGTTACCCACTCTTTCGGGTCGTCTTTGAAGTCAAGGACGGCAGGCATGGAGAGATATGACCACGGCGATTCCTCATCAGGGTAGCGGTGAGGGTCGCGGAGTTCGGAATATAAGTCCTTCGCCGCCAAGCGCGTTCCCACGACGAGCATACTGCCTGAAGCCGATACACGAGAGATAACCTCCGATTGAAGCCAGTCAATCTGCTTATCATACTCGTGAGCGTTCGTCAGGTCAACCGTGTCATCAAGAATAATCAAATCAGCGCGAGCGCCATAAATATGCCCACGGATACCCAAAGCCTGAACCGTGGGGTCTTTCTCCCCAGAATCCCTAGCATCATCAGACACATAAATCATCGTCTGATTCCACGCCTCAGAGTTCTTATCAAACCCACCCATCGGCGCGTAAGCCGTAATCATCTCATTATAGCGAGGATGCGTCAAGCGAGTCTTAATCGCGTACAGCATCTTCTTCGCCATCTCCGCCGTCTTCGACACCAAGATCACGCGAATATTCGGGTCCATACAAATCCGGTAGCACACATAATTGATGGTGATGCTGGTCGTCTTCGCATGCTCCGGCGGCATATTCACCATCACCAGATCACGCTCACCCTTCTCAAAAGTCATACTCGGGTGAGTCCAAGCCGGGTCACGGCCCTCCAACATGTCCACCACATTAGTCATGTGAGGAAACACCTTGGCATCCAGATACTTCTCAGAGAAATCAGGGAACGAAATCCACTCCCGCTCACGCGGCCCAGCAATCTTCTCAAGATTCTTGATACGCTCCACGGCAACCAGAAACTCAGAGTCCTCACGCCGCCAACGCTCATAAGTAGACCTATTGCGACCGATAACTTCCAAGGCCTGATTAATGTTCA